TAACAATGGCAGATAATACAACTACCCCTATTAGACTTACTGATAGGTATAAAGAGCCAGTAGGTGATAATGAACTATTAGCTATGATCGAACAGGGTGTAATGAACTCTGTTGGTGACTTCTTAAATAGTTCTGACTTGGCTCGTGAAAGACAGAAGGCTACATACGAATATGGTATGATGCCTCAGTATCATTTGACTCCTCAAGGTGTGTCTCAGATTGTTTCATCTGATACAGTAGAGGCTGTTGAGGGGTATACAGCTATTATTGCTGAGCTAATGTTTAACAACAATAAGCTAGCAAGGTTTCTTCCTGCTGGACCAACACCCACAGACTACCACCATGCTAAGGTAGCTTCTGATTTAGTTAACTATGCTATCTTTAAACAGAATCCTGGCTGGGAAATCCTTAATACATGGGTTAAGTCAGCTCTTTTATGGAAGAATAGTATTGTTCGGTGGGAGTTTATTGAGGATTTTGACTATAATTTCGAGGAATATGACTCTATTTCTCAAGAGAATTTAGACCTTATTTTGTCAGATTCTGATGTAGAAATCATAGGAAACCTTAATTATGAACAAGAATTAACAACAGATCTTGATGGTAATTCCGAATATAAGATAGTATACAAGGATGTTCGTTTAAAACGTAAAACAAATAAGACACGAGTTCTTATTAAGAACGTACATCCAGAATGTTTTAGGATTACAAGGGATGCCCATTCACTAGATGATGCAGCATTCGTAGGTATTCAGATTGATATGACCCGTTCTGAGGTCAGAAAGTTTTTCCCCGATATTGCAGAGAACATTGATTGGGACGCTATTGGTGATGGGTCATACGATTGGGCCACCAAGTACACCGAAGAGCAAGCAGCTCGAAAGCGTCTAGTCGGCGAAGAGTACTGGCTAGGGGGAAATTCAAGGGAACTATTCCCTTCAGAAGCTAACAGACAATTAACTGTTATTGAGTGTTGGTTAAGAGTAGACAGAGACGGAGACGGTATTGCCGAATTAAAACACTTCATTATTGCAGGGTCAACAATCCTACTTGAAGAAGATTGTGATATGATTCCCTTAGCAACTCTTTGTCCCTTTGAAGTACCTCATGAATTCTTTGGTATTAGCGTTGCAGATATGGTTCGCCCATCTACATTAGCTACTACAGCTATTCTTCGTGGCTTCGTAGAGAATGTATACTTAACTAACTATGCACCTAAATTAGCTGATCCTAATGTAGTAGACTTTAGTGCTCTTCAGAATATGAAGCCTAAACAGATTATTGCTACTAATGGAAACCCACAGACAGCTGTGTCTTCTATGACTCCAGACACTATTAGTCCTGGCACTGTACCAATCTTAGAATTGCTACAGGTTCATAAAGAACAAGCTACTGGTATGGGTAAGGCTGCTCAAGGTTTAAATGATACGCTATATGTATCGGGTAACAGTGAAGAAAAGATGCAGAAGGCTATGTCTGCTGCACAAGTACGTATCCAGTTTATGGCACGTAGGTTTGCTGAGACAGGTTTTAAACGTTTATGTGATGGTGTATATCGTACCATGAGATCTAAGCTCCGTGGTAAGGTAGTTAAATACACTGATCAGAATGATATCTTCAAGTCAGTTGATCCATCAACATTACCTAACAATATGCTCATGTATATTGATGCGGATGTAGGTGAGAATGGTAATAGTAACGTTGTTAAAAAGATGTCTATGGTAGGCCAACAACTACTACCCGCATTATTACAGGCAGGTGCTGGTGGGGCTATTAACCCAGAAGCAGCTGTACGTATTGCATGTAAGACTCTTGAAGCTATGGATTTAGATCCATTAGACTATATTGTTGACTATACGGCTCCTGACTTCAAGCAAAAAGCTCAAGAGTCAAGAGACAATGAAATGAAGTCTAATGAAAAGCTTAAGCAATTAGAAGAACAGGTTAAGATGTTAGATATGGCTCAAAGACAAGCTACTATTGACTTAACTAATGTTCAAGCTAAAAATGCTATGCAAGATAATACAAAACAACTTATGGTTGCATTAGATAAATCCTATCAAGAATGGGGTAAAATTTATATTCAAGCAGCTAAAGAAGGTGTTGATCCACCTAAACAACCTGATATTAAAGTTCTGTTAGCTATGGCTAAAGATTTTATTACGTCAGACTCGCATGGAGATGCTTCTAGACCCGCTAATGGTATGGAAGCTCCTCAACCTCAAGGACCAGCGGCAGAAATGCCACAATAATATTAAGATATGGACAAATATAAAGATGGGTTTGAAAGAAGAGTCAAACCAAAAATGAACCATGAAACTGGTGAATATAAAGTTGAACCTTTCCGAGATGCTCAAACAGCTCTTGGAAAGGCTGAGTTCTCAGTAAGAGAACGTGAACAATTCTTTGGCGATGCATACGGAGAGATCTTAGCAGATCTCTTTGTTACATGGCTTAAGACTGAACCTCATTGTTCTAAAGAAAGAGAGTTCTTATATCACACAGCTATGGCATTAGGCTCTGTTAAAGAGAAATTAATTGGTATTGAAAGATACGGTAAAAACGTTCAGTTTATGCACAAACAAAAACAGGAATCCCAAGAAGGGGAAGAAGGCAATGAGTAATTATTCAAATGTTAAAGAAGTATTAATTCGTTCTAGAGAAGAAATTTTACGAGAACTATCTAGAGCAGGAGAAAATGGCGGTACGGGTTTAGCCCAACGCTATGCACCCATCTTAGTAAGCCTACAAGGTGCTATTGATGTGATTGATCGAATGAGTGATCAACCCATTAAAGCTACAAAGGTTGAAGACAAAGAAGCTTTTGTCAAAAAGATGGCGGCAGCTAAGGCTGCTAAGAAGACTGCTGTTGCAGTTTAATTGGACACAAAGGTAAATAATTTATGAATCTACAACATCTCTCTACCAACACACCTGCCTCGAATGTATCGAGTAAGGATTTTGATGACGGAAGTTATAGTGCAGATTTGGAAGCAAAGAGTCTTGATGACATTCTTCGCAACTCACCAGCAGCTAAAATGCTTGGGTTGGATAAAGAAGAATCTCTACCAGAAAAAGACTTAGGCGTCCCAAATCCAGACGAATCATCGGAAGAAGAAGCCCAAAAAGAGAACGATGAAGAGTCTGCAACTGACCTAGATGAAGAAGAAGAATCAACAGCAACTGAAGAAGAAAGTAAAGATGAGGATGATGCGTCTACCCAAAACTCTGAATTACCTTCTGAAGAAGATATTGATTGGGAATATCAGGTACCTGTAACCGTTGACGGTAAAACAGAGTACGTGACCCTAGAAGAAATCCGTAAAGGTTATTCTACTGATAAACATCTATCTCAAAAGGGGCGTGAACTAGGCGAACTGAAGAAACAGGTCGAACAAGAAAGAAATGAAAAGCTTCAAGAAGTAATTCAATTAGGCACAGTAATCAATCAAGAATTGACTATTGTTGAAACTAATCTTGCCAAAGAGTATCATAAGGTTAAATCCGAAATTGATAAAGCACGAGAAGACGGTGACTCATACACTGCTCGTGAATTAAGAGATCAATTAGAAACAGTGCAAGAAAAGTATTGGGCAGCACGCAATAGTCGTGAAGCTAAAACTTCAGCAATAATGGAACAATTACAGGCTCAACAAGTTGAGTATCAACAACAACTACTAAAGAACTATGAAGAAAATATCATGAATCATATTCCTGATTATTCTGAAAAAGTTGCTACAAGTATCCGAGAGTTTGCCCTTAAAGAAGGCTTACCTGAAGAATTGTTAAATCAAGTATATGATCCAGTAGTAGTTAAATTTATTAATGATTATCGTAAATTAAAAACCGCAAAGGAAACAGGCGAAGTGAAACGTAAAGCAGCACCATCGGTAAAGTCGATACCCTCTAAAAAGGGAACTTCGAACTCCCAGAAGGAGCAGCAGAATGTTAGTACTAACCGTTCCAAAGTTCTTTCTGGTCAAGGATCAAAACAAGACGAATTAGATTTTCTAAAACGTATTTCTTCTGTGAGCAAAAAACTATAAACCAAAACTCACTATAAGGAAACTTAAAAATGGCTATTCAAACTTTTGCTACAGGCGGCCCTAAGGCTGCTGCTCGTAGCTCTGCATCCACAGGTAATGCAGTAAATGCTGGCGAACGTGAAGACCTCGCTAATTTTATCTCTATGATTTCTCGAGATGAAACTCCCTTTATGTCATCTATTGGTAAGACAAAAGCTACTGCTGTCTTCCACGAATGGCAAACTGACGAGTTGTCACCTCCTGCATCTAATCCCGTTGCTGAAGGCGTATCTTACGCTACCCAAGCAACTAACCAAGTTACTGAACCCTATCGTACTCGTTTAGGTAACTACACTCAGATTAACAGCAAAACTGTTACTGTTACTGGTACTAAACGTGCTGTTGACCAAGCTGGTGTTGCTGACGAATACGCATATCAACTTAAAAAGCGTGGTACTGAACTACGCCGTGACGTTGAGTTCGACTTAGTTAACAGCTGGAACAGTTCTAACGGTTCTGGTACCCGTACTTTTGGTGGCTACCAAGCATGGGTTAACTACACTGCAGCTACTACTACTCCTGCTACAGCACTTAATGTGTTGACTACTGCAGGTGAGTACACTGCTCCTACTAATCCAGGCGGTGGTATTGCTGGTACTTTCACTACTGTTACTGGCGCTGATAAGAACAGTTTAGCTTTGTCACATGTTGACACTGTTATGCAAGCTATTTACGAAAACGGTGGTAAAGCTACTAAGCTAATGTTGTCTCCTGCTAACCGCCGTGTATTCTCTGCTAAAGCACAGTCTGCTGGCTCTAGCTCAAGCAATGCTGGTGACGGTAACGTTCGCCGTAACATTGACCAAGACGGTAAACTCCGTCAGTCAGTTGAGATTTACATGTCTGACTTCGGCGATATTATGGTTGTTCCTAACTATGTTATGGGTATCTCTAATACTTCTGTTTCTGGTCTAAATGACACAGCTAACTTCACTGCGTTCTTATATGATCCAATGTGGTTCAGCTATGCTTCTTTACGTCCTCTACAAGAAGTTGACTTAGGTCAATTAGGTGACTCTATCATCGGTCAAATCGTTGAAGAAGGTACACTAGAGTGTCGTAATCCTAAGGGTTGCGGTATGATCTTCGGTTTATCTGGCGCTTAATCGTTACATAACCTAAACAAGGAGGGAGAGAAATCTTCCTCCTTTTTTATTACAAGGAACACAAATGGAATTTTTAAGAATTACAGCGACAGATGGTACTCGCCAATACATCCCTGATAACTATGTTGTTAATATTGCAACTACTGCTGACAGCCTAGATGCTGGTTCAGACTATAGAGCACCTAACGTAGTTCGTGGTCGTATTAGCCAAGTTAAGTATTATGATGGCGCTAATAGCACAGCTGGTGCTTTAGTAGTAACCTCAGTAAGTGCGTATGCATCTGGTGGTATTCTTTATGAATACGGTTGTTTTACTGTTGATGGATCATTTTCTGCAGCATTAAAAAACTAATTAAGAGGACACATGGGATTTTTATCACAAGAAAACAATGCTAAAAGCTTTGTTGTTAAAACAGACGAAAAGAATTTTCAATTAGAACAAAATATTCAGGACTATAAAGACTATGCCTCTCAACAACGAGAACTAGATTCTATTTCTCGTAATGGCAGAACATATAGATCATTTGCTATCATCCCTGATATTGTTGCTATTGATATGTTAACTAAACATGGTTTAGATGTACATGCTCCTGATTTTATGCAAGATCCATCTAACTTAAAAAAATTAAAACAAATTATTGAATCAGAATACCCATTACTAAAAACAAGTAATGTAAAAGCTTTATAAGGAATTTAAATGGCAACACCTAGATTTGACGCTTTAGTCGCTAAAGTAAGAGACTGGAGTAATAAACCCGAAGTAGCAACTATACCCGACAGCGTCATTCAGGATTGTTTAACCTATTCTGCTGACGAATGCTACAGACAATTACGTATTCCTCCATTAGAAGCTACTGTTGTTTACACAGTTGCAAGTACAGACAATTCAGGAGAAAATAGTTTAGGTATGCCTTATGGTAATGCTTATACTTCTTTTGCTATTCCTGAAGATTTAACTCAGTTTGTTTATGTTAGAACTTTAGCACAAGATAATATTGGTACATCATATTCTACCTATCCATCTAATGTAAGTAAAGTATTTAATGAAGTAACAGATAGTAGAACTTTCTTTGATTTATATTCAGAAAAATATTCAGTATATAACTGGATGTGGCAGGATAACAAAATATTTATTCATCCCCAATTAGCTGTAGGTGCCGAAGTAGAGATCCATTACTATCGCAGATTACCTGCATTAAATGCTTTATATAGCGTTGTACCTATTAATTATTTAATTAGTTTATCAGATGCTGATCAACCATATTTAACTTTAACAGGTGTAAATACAGATACACCACTATACTTTTCTACCGCATCTTCTGTTACAAAATGCTTTGCAACATATGCAGAGGCTGCTGCTTATAATGCTACAGTAACAACTAAATATTATATTGGTAAAGAAGTATCTAATTGGTTAAGAGATAATAATGAAAGATTAGTTGTATGGGGTGCTTTATACAATTTAGGCGCATACATGTTTGACCAGGCAATGGAACAACGTTACGAAAAACGATTTAATGAAAATGTATTCTCACTTAACAAAGAAGAAAAATGGCGTAGAGCATCTGGTGGTAACGTACAAGTTAACTTTAATACTAACGGATTAATTTAAGGAGACACCAAATGGGATACCAACAAACAGCTGGGGTTACCGCAGGTATGGCTGCTGGTGGTGAGTACGGAGACTTAGCACAGACTAGTGCTCAACAAACAGTTAATACTGTTTCCTCTGACGCACCTACAAATACATCAGGTTATCAGCAAGCTCCAGGCATGACGGGAAGTGTCTCTGCTGGTGGTGAATATGATAATCTTGATATTGTAACTGCAATACAATACAGCAATATTGCTGCTGAAGATGCTAATGATGCTGCTGCAAGTGCTGCTGCGGCAGCAGTAAGTGCTACTGCTGCTGCAACTTCTGCAACTAGCTCGTATAATTCAGCAGTATCTGCGGGTATTTCTGCAAATAGCGCTTCAGCAAGTTCATCAAATGCTGGTTCAGCAGCAATTTCTGCTGCAACTTCAGCAACAAATGCTAATACTCAAGCAAATATTGCAGTAACCAAAGCTACTGAGGCAGCAACTAGTGCATCATCTGCTTCAACTAGTGCAACTAATGCCGAAACTTCTGCTAGTGGAGCATCTACAAGTGCAACTAATGCTGCAACATCCGCAAGCAGTGCTTCTACTAGTGCTACTAGTGCATCTAATTCTGCTACATCAGCAAGTACATCAGCAACAACGGCTACTACAAAAGCAAGTGAAGCATCTACATCAGCAACTAATGCCGCTAATAGTGCTACAAGTGCTTCTGGGTCAGCAACAACAGCTACAACTCAAGCGGGTATAGCTACTACTCAAGCCTCTAATGCTGCTTCTAGTGCGTCTGCTGCTTCAACTAGTGCA